CGGCGAGGGAGTGTCGCCGCAAGCGCTCAAGGCTGAGTCCTGGCTATCGGGCCAACAAGGTCATGCGCAAGGCGTTAGCTAGGGGCCGGATACAGGGAGCCGAGCGGTTCGATCCCCTTGAGATACTGGCAAGGGACGGCTGGCGCTGTCACCTGTGCGGTGTTGCTACGCCTAAGAGGCTACGCGGCACACATGATGATCGAGCCCCTGAGTTGGATCACATACAGCCACTCGCGCAGGGCGGCCAACACACGCGACTGAATACGGCTTGTGCATGTAGGCGGTGCAACATCGCCAAGGGTGGCAAGCACCTCGGGCAACTCCGTTTGGTCGCATAGGGGGGGGCTTGGTTCGATCCTGGGGTGTCAATCCAAGGACACCGCACCGACCCCAATCTTTCGCAGAGCCAAATTAACATCGTGGAGTGACCAATATGGCCGCTAGAGGAGCGAAGCCGAAACCGGCTCACCTCCGGCTTGTTGACGGCACTCACCGAACAACGAGACACGGAAGGGCCAGGGCTGCGCAAGAAGCCACAGACGCCGCGCTGGAGCAGTTCGGCAAGCTGGCTCGGCCCAAGCACCTGAAGGGCGAGGCGCTGGCAGCTTGGAAGCGGTACATCGAACCGGCAGGCTGGTTGGACGGATCACGGGAACCAGCGGCGATCGCGTTCTGCGAGTTGTGGCAGGAATTTCGCTTCTGCCCGACTGGTTTTCCTGCGGCCAAGCATGGCCAGCTTCGCGCCTACATGAGCGAGCTGGGATTGACCGACGAACGGAACCGCGGCGACGATGGTCAGGAAGAGCGTGACGAGTTCTTCGACGACTGACCGTGCGACGGCTTATGCATTGCGGGTTGTTGCTGGGGAGGTCGTAGCGGGGCCGCATGTGCGGAATGCCTGCCGTCGTCACCTAAACGATTTGAAGTTTGGCGGTGAACGCGGACTCAGGTTTGACGAGACGTCGGCAACCCGCGCCATCCGGTTCTTTGAGACCAAGCTGAAGCTGAGCGAAGGGCAGTTCGAGGGCAAGCCGCTCGTCTTGCATGAAAGCCAAGCGTTCAAGGTGGGTTCGCTTTTCGGGTGGAAGCGTCACGACGGAACTAGGCGCTTCCGCCGGGCCTACATTGAGGAAGGCAAGGGCAACGGCAAGTCGCCGATCGCGGGAGGCGTTGGGCTTTACGGCATGATGGCCGATGGCGAGCCAGGTGCCGAAGTTTATGCGGCTGGCGCAACCAAGGACCAGGCGGGCATCCTTTTCCGCGACGCCGTGAAGATGGTCGATAAGTCGCCGGACCTAGACAGGCGGATCAAGAAAAGCGGCGGGGCTGGTCGAGAATACAACCTTGCCTATCTGGCCAAGGGCTCGTTCTTCCGACCGATCAGCCGGGAAGCCAAGAAAACCGGATCAGGCCCGCGCCCGCACTTCGCACTATGCGACGAGGTTCACGAGCACCCCGACCGTGGCGTGATGGAGATGCTGGAGCGCGGCTTCAAGTTCCGGCGCCAGCCCCTGTTGTTCATGATTACGAACAGCGGGTCGGATCGTAACTCGATCTGCTGGGAAGAACACGAGCACGCGGTCAAGGTGGCGGCCGGCAATCGTGACGCGAAGGAGGGCGACGCCGAGTACTTGGGCGAAGTCATCGATGACACAACGTTCAGTTACGTTTGTGCGCTGGACCCTGGCGACGATCCGCTTGAGAATCCGAGCTGCTGGGTGAAGGCAAACCCGCTGCTCGGAGTGACCATCACAGAGGAGTATCTGGCCGGGGTCGTGGCTCAGGCCAAGGCCATGCCGGGCAAGCTTAACGGCATTTTGCGGCTACACTTCTGCCAGTGGACTGATGCTGAAACGGCCTGGATGGCCCGCAAGACGCTTGAGCCGTGCCTTGCCGACTTTGATCCGGCTGAGCACCACGGCAAGAAGATCGCTCAGGGGCTCGATCTTTCGCAAAACAGGGACATCACCGCAAAAGCTTCGGCAGTCATCACCGGGTCTGTCGACGTTGAAGTGGTGGTCGACGGTAAGAAGCAGGTGGTCGCCAAGCCGACTTTTGATGTTTGGATTGAGGCTTGGACGCCGGGCGATACGATCAAGGCGCGAGCCTTGCGGGACAAGCAGCCTTACGAAGAATGGGCAGCGGCCGAGTTCATCCACGCTCCCAAGGGCGAGAGCATCCGGTTCGACCATGTTGCCCAGGCCTTAGCCGACGATAGCCGGGACTTCGAGATCGGTGCGGTGGCCTACGATCGCTACGCGTTCCGCCGGTTCGAGGACGAGTGCAACAAGTTGGGATTGTCGCTGCCATTCGTGGAACATCCCCAAGGCGGAACGAAGAAGGGTAAGCCCACCCAGGAGATGAAAGATGCAGCCGAGGCGGCTGGCCGGGAGCCGGAAGGGCTTTGGATGCCAGGTTCGCTGCGGCTCATGGAAGAAGCCATCCTGGAGCGTCGGGTGCGGTTTAGGCGCAACCCCGTCTTGATCTCCGCCATGATGTCCGCCGTCACTGACGAAGACAAATGGGAAAACCGCTGGCTCGCTAAGGAGCGGGCAACAAACAAAATCGACGCAGCCGTGGCGGCCTGCATGGCAATCGGTGCCGCGGTCGCGATGGACAATGCGCTTCCGCTCAACGTCTTCGCGATGGTCGCCTGAACCCGAAAGGGAAAGCATGATTGAGAAACGCGCCACGCAGGTCGGTTCCGACCTGGAGTTCGTGCTGTCCGATGACAGTGTGGACCGGACAGGCGACATCATCGAAGCTTCGGGCTGGGACCTCCGCCAGTTTCGCAAGAACCCCGTCGCCCTCTTCGGCCATGAGCAGGGACTCCCCCCTATTGGGCGATGGGAGAACCTTCGCATTGAGGGCAACAAACTGCTCGGCCGCCTAGTGCTGGCCTCCAAGGGAACATCGCAACGCATTGACGAGATCAGCGAACTGATCCGCCAAGGCATCCTGACCGCCGTCTCGGTTGGCTTCAAGCCGCTGGAGCGCGTTCCGAACGAGACCGGCGGCTACCGCTACAAGAAACAAGAGCTGCTTGAGTGTTCGGTCGTCCCGGTGCCCTGCAACTCCAACGCGCTTCGCGTCGCGAAGTCGCTCAATCTCTCCGACGAAACCATCAACCTTGTCTTTGGCGAGTCCGCCGAGGGGGGCAGGGACACGGTGCGTCGAGTGACCGGCAAGTCTGCCGATGTTCCCACCTCACGCAAGAAGGATGGACCCATGTCCGCCACCATCAGCAAGAAGATCGAGGACACGCAGACCCGCGTCGTCACTCTCCAGGATGAGCTGCAGAAGCACCTTGAAGGCATCGGCGACGAAGCGAACGAAGGTGACAACGACATCACCAAGGGCCTGAACGATCGCATCAAAGCCGAGCAGGAGCGTCTTGACGCCCTCCGCAATGCTGAGAAGCGCTTGGCCAACGCCGTGTCGATTGAGAAGTCGGACGACGTGACCAAGGGCGAGCCGCGCAAGCCGTTCGCTGTCGCTGCGAAGAAGGTCGAGCCGATGGACTATGTGTTCCGCGGCCTGACCGTGCTGACCAAGGCGCACGTCGAGAAGCGCCCGTTCAACGAGGTCATGCAGGAGTGCTACGGTGAAGATGTGGTGACCCGTGCGGTCGCCAACTCCATCACCAAGGCGGCTGTTGCTCCGGCTGACACGGCGACCCCGGCTTGGGCCGGCGCGCTGGTACAGACGGCGATCGGCGACTTCTTCGACTTGCTCCTGCCGCAGTCGGTCTATCCGAACCTGTCGAACAAGGGCGGTCGCTACGGCTTCGGTCGCAACGGAACGATCAGCCTGCCAACCCGCGACGCGACGCCGACCGTTGCTGGCTCGTTCGTCGGTGAAGGGGCGCCGATCCCGGTTCGCCGTGCTGGTTTCAGCAGCATCACGCTGACGCCGAAGAAGATGGCGGTTATCACCACGATGACCCGCGAGATCACCGAGCGCTCGACGCCGGCGATCGAGCAGCTGCTTCGGAATGCCATCCAGGAGGACACCGCGGTTGCGATCGACAGCGTCCTTCTGGACAACGGCGCTGCCACCACGGTCCGCCCTGCGGGTCTGCGCAATGGTGTGACCACGGCGGCAGGTACGGCTGGCGGCGGCATCGCGGCTGTAGTGGCTGACCTCAAGGGTATGCTGGGCACGCTCATCACCAACACCGCCGGCAACGTCCGGAACCCGGTGTGGCTGATGAACCCGGCCCAGGCCTTGGCGCTGACCCTAACTCAGAACGCGGGTGGGGAATTCCCGTTTGCGGCCGAGGTGAACGGCGGCCGTTTCCGTGGTTACGACATCATCCAGTCGACCACGGTTCCGGCTGGCGTGGTCATGCTGATCGACGCGGCGGACTTCTTCTCGGCAACGGGCGATGATCCGCGGTTCGACATCAGCGACCAGGCGACGCTTCACATGGAGGACACCACGCCGCTGCAGATCGGCTCGGCTGGCACCCCCACCACCGTGGCGGCGCCGGTTCGTTCGATGTTCCAGACCGACAGTCTGGCGCTTCGCATGATCCTGCCGATGAACTGGTCCATGCGTCGCGCCGGCGTCGTGGTCGAGCGGACCGCGGTCACCTGGTAACCCGAGGGGTGGTCTTCGGACCACCCCTTCACCTCGGGCGAAGGAGGCCCAATGACATGGCAGACAACGCATTCAGCGCTGACCAGAAGCGCATCGCCAAGCAAAACGAAGAGCAGATCGCTCGCACGGACGGCCTTCAGCCGACCCCGACGCAGGAAGAGAACGATCGCGCCAAGCTCGGCGTGGACAGCCTTTCCGAGCTCGACAACAAGGAAGCGGACGGCAGCGCTGAGCAGCCGGTGGCCCCGGTTCGCATCTCTGCGCCGGCGCCGAAGAAGTAGCTGACCCATGGCTGCGGTCATGTCTCCGGACGACTACCGCCGATCCTCGCTGGTTAAGCAGGAGACGCGCGTAGCTAAAGCCCTTGAGGGCGAGTTCAGGGAAGGGCCGTACCACTTGCCGGTAAGCAACGGGTGGCTGCCCGAAAGCAGCTCCTGGAATTTCTGGCAACAGGGCTACGACGTGAAGGGGAAGGGAGACGCAAGCTCTGCCATCGTGCAGGCTTGCGTCTCTGCTTACGCCCAGACCGCGGCGATGTGCCCGGGTTCTCACTGGCGGGTGCTGGCGAACGGAGGACGGGAGCGGGTCACGGCTTCGGCACTGAGCCGCATTCTGCAGAAGCCGAACGCCTACCAGTCGCCGAGCGACTTCCTGCTTAACCTTACCAGTCGCCTTTACCGGACCGGCAACGCCTACGCCGTCGCCCTGCGCAACAACCGCTTTGAGGTGGCCGAGCTCCACATCATGCACGAGGGTAGCGCGACAATCGCGCCCACCGGCGACATCTTCTATTCACTAAGCGGAAACGAGGTCATCGAGCGCCAGATCGGTGCTGATGTGTTGAAGGCCGTCCCGGCGCGCGACGTTCTCCACGTCCGCTTGGAAACGCCTCGCCACCCGCTGCTGGGCGAGTCCCCGCTGATGGCCGCGGCGTTGGATTTGGCGGCGTCGAACGCAATGGTGCGCCAGGCCGTGGCCTTCTTTGACCGTCAGGCCCGTCCTTCGGGCACGCTGAACACCGATGCCAATTTGACCGTCGAGCAGGTGCAGATCCTGCGCCAGCGCTGGGATGAACAATCTCGCGGTTTGAATGCTGGTGGCACGCCAATTCTTTCGAACGGGCTGAAGTGGAACCCGATGACGCAGAGCGCTCGGGACAACCAGCTCGCCGAGATCATGAAAATGAGCCAGGAGAGCGTGGCGCTGGCTTTCCGGGTGCCGCTTCAAGTGCTCGGCATCGGCACGAACACCTACGCCACCACCGAAAGCCTGATGAACTCATGGCTGGCGTCGGGTCTGGGTTTCTGCCTCAATCACATCGAGGTCGCTTTTGATCGCCTGTTCGGTCTGGCCGGCACTGCTGACACCGGAAGCGCTTACGGGCGAGAATACACTGAGTTCGACACGTCCAGCCTCCTTCGGAGCAACTTCAAGGAGCGCATGGAAGGCCTTGGGCACGCTCTTGAGAAGGGCGTCATGTCGCCGAATGAGATCGCAGGCGATGAGGGTTTGCCGAGTCGTGGAGCTGCTGGGGCAGAACCGCGCGTGCAGCAGCAAGTTGTGCCGCTCAGCTACAACCTGACGCCTCCCGAGCCCGTCGCGCCGCCCGCACCAGAGCCAGCCAACGACACCGATGAAGAGGCGCCGGACGAAGCGGCACAAGCGCGGCAAATGGTCGAACTTCTTACAAGGGGCGTCCATGACCGACTTGCCAGAGACGCTTAAGGCTTTCGCGGACACCTCCGCTGGGTTGCTTGCGAAGGCTATCGCCGACGTTCGCAAGGAAGCTGCGCGGAACGAAGAAATCCGCCAGTTCGAGCACCGCGCCTTCATGGCCGAGACCCGCGAAGCCGTGGCGATCCTTACGCGGCAAGTCGAAGAGCGATTGGCCAACGTTAAGGACGGGCAGGATGGCCGCGATGGCATCGACGGCAAGGATGGCCTGGACGGCGAGCGCGGCGCCGATGGTTCGGACGGTCGGGACGGCACCGATGGCCGCGATGGCATCGACGGCAAGGATGGGCTGAACGGCGCCGACGGTAGTGACGGCCGAGATGGCGTTGATGGCACGAACGGAGCGGACGGAGCCGATGGCAAGGACGCTGACATGGACGCGCTCCGCAAGCACCTTGACGCCCTGGTGGCTGCAATCCCGGCTCCGCAGGACGGCAAGGACGGACGAGATGGCGTTGACGGAAAGGACGCCTATCCAGGCGAAGTCAAAGGCGTCTTCAGTGCCGAAGACGAATACCGAGCCCGCGATATCGTTGCCTATGACGGTAGCTCGTGGATGGCCCGGAAGGACGCTCCGGGCGAACTGCCGGGCGAAGGGTGGATGCTTCTAGCCAGCAAGGGCAAGCGTGGTGATCAGGGCAAGGAAGGTCGCGAGGGCAAGCAGGGTGAGACTGGGGCAGCCATCATTGCCGCCTACGCTGATACCGAGAAACTGGAACTGGTACTGACCCGCGATGATGGGGTGGAGGTCAAAGCCGACCTGCACCCGCTCGCAACCATCATCAAGGAAGCCTGAAGTGTATCGCCGGCTCACACCTTTGGACGGTGAGGCCGTGCTTCCGCTTGCAGAGGCCAAGGCGCAGTCAGAGGTGGAGGCATCCGACACCAGTCACGACAGCAACATCCGTGCATTCCGCAATGCTTCGATTGCCCATGTCGAGCGCGTTACTGGGCTGATCTTGTCACCGGGTCAGTTCGAATGGGAGGGTGCATCCTTCCCCAGAGATCTGCCAGTCCGCCCGATCAACTCCGTCGATTCCGTGAGCTATACGGGTAGTGATGGAGTGAGCGCCACCTACACTGGGGCGCGTTTGGCCAATGCGGGATTGCTCCCAGCGTTTGGATCCACTTGGCCGCGCGCATACGGTTCTGTGAAGGTCACGTTCACGGCGGGCGTTACGGACCTGTCTCAGTATAGCGATGTCGTACTGGCGATCCGGATGCTCACCGCGCACTCGTTCGCCAACAGGGAAGCGGTCAGCGAGCGCCAGATGCATGAGATGCCCATGGCG